TACTACTTTTTTCTTAGACATTTTTTTAATTGTTAGACATCAAATTATTTTGCCTTAAAATTAATAATAAAAATGTAAAAATGCAAGACTTATTTTAATTTAGATTAAATAAATTTATCTAACAAAAAAAAAATATCCGACAAATTAATGTCGGATATTGTGTACCCGGTGGGAATCGAACCCACGTAGGTCAATACTGACCCCGGATTAAAAGTCCGGTACATAGCCTCTTTGTTACGGGTACATATTTTGTTGGGGTAGAGGGACTTGAACCCCCATGTCCGAAGAACCTGATCTACAGTCAGGCGAGCCAGCCGATTGCTCAATACCCCAATATTTCATAGAACAAAAAAACCCGACTCTTTCGAATCGGGTTTGATAAATCTAAATCATTACTTATGCTTATATTTAGTTTTAGAACATACTATCCCCGATTCCTATAAGATATTTCTTATAAGATTTCTTTCCGTAATAATATTTTCTAAAACTTCTCATTTTTTATCTATTTTTTGATTATACAAAACTACAATATAAATACGAGAAAAAAAAGTAAATGTTACAAAAAATTTAAATTTTTATATATTATAATTCTTTAATTCCGGTATTTAAATCAAATACACCCACATACTTTTTTATTTCATCAATACCTTCTTCTTTATTAATATGTTTTAATGTTAATTTATCATAAATTAATTCACTAGCTTCATCAATATTTGAAGCTACACATACAATATCATCAAAAAATCCCACATGATATTTGCAAAATTCTCTAAATATATATAATTTTTTCATATATTAATTTTTAAAAATAATGGTGGTTTATTTCCACTGCCAACCACCGAAGGAGGTTTAGTCATCAACTTTCCTTTGTGTGAGTGTCTTTTTTTTGTCCTTTAGGACAGGGCATTATATCTCACCTTTATGTAATTCTCAAACCATATTACTTGACAAATATTTTTAATTAATTTGGTTTATAATTTAAATTCATACCCTTATTAATAAAATGTTCAATCATATTATTATTTAAGGTTTTCATAGTATTTTTTAAAACAGGTGCATATTTTTGTGCATTTTTTGTTAATGGTTGTGGTTTTTCATTATCTCTTAAACTTTCATGGTATTTAGCAATTTCTTTAAATGCTCCTGCAGCATCGATATTACCTTGTTTATATGATTGTGATGCCATATCAGATGCTATTCCAACAAAAAATGCATGTGTTTCTTTTTGTTCTTGTTCATCAACCATTTCAACACCTTTTTCAACAACATCATCATATTTAATATTTCCATTAACATTTCCTGCAGCAACTGCTGATGCAACAGCTAAAATAACTGTTGCTGTTAATAATCCTTTGCGAGCATATTCCTTCATTTTTGATAACATATCACTAACACCCTCATCAAGTGATAATATATCATCAATTATTTCCTTTTCATTGGGAATATGGTTTACTGAATCAGGATTAACCCTTTCCATCATCTCCATCAACCTTTTTTGATTATATTTTCTCATCTTTTTATATTAAATACTATTTATTTTTAATATAATACGTAACAATTTACTGTTTGTTACCATTTTCCGATAAAATTTTTATCCTTTTAGCTAAATACCACATTCCACCTTGATTTTCCGGTCTTTTGAATTCAGAATAGTCTTCAATTAAAACTTTTTTCCATACTCTTTTTTCACCATTTGCTAATTCCATTTTAAGATGTGGAGCATTGGGTTTTTCAGTACAATGCCAACCGGGTCTTTCTGCAAATCCTTTTGTAGGATAATTATCTGCATTTAACCATTGGTTATATGGTAAACGTCTGGATTTATTAATAAAAAGTGATGTAATTTCACCAGATTTTAGTTGTCTAAAAAGTTTATAGGCAATTTTTGTCATATTATACTTATTTTTTAAATATAAAAACTGGTTCGTATTTAAATTTATTAGATTTATTTCTTAAATTAATATTTGATAATGCTAATTTTAATGTTTTTTCTAATTTAAAACCAATTTGTTGAGCAACCTTTATTGTATCATTCTCTAATTCACCACCTTTAACATTAGCAATATTAATTGCCATATATTTTTTAGGCTTTAATCCATGATAACAATTTTCAAATGTTTTTTTTAGAAACCCATTTAACCAATCGTCCCTATTTGAAAATTTTATATAACTTTGAGTAAGTTCATTACTATATTTTTCTAAATTAAAATATGGCGGTGATGTGAAACAAAAATCTATTGAATGTTTTTTAAGTTTATAATCTTCACTTCCAGTCTTAATAATTTTATAATTATTATCACCAAAATCATTAATAATATCGTTTAACCCATTAACTGTTAATTCTGATGGTTCGGTTCCAATATATTTACTGACGTTACTGATAATCGCACCCAGCAGTCTACCACCCCAACCTGCAGACATGTCCCAAACAACACCATTAGGAGCATAATAATCATATAATGCTGCTGCAGTTGGTCTAAAATTTGATACACCCTGAACACCACTATATATTTTGAGCATTTTACGAATACCAGAATCACTCATATATGTCCCCATTTTTAGCCTTTTTCGTATCACATTAACAAAAATGTTGTCATCCAAATATGCTTCATATGGTGTTAATTTATTACCACATTTCACATTAAATGCGTGGGGGAAATATGACCATGCCAAAGCCAAACCATGCATAGTTTGTTTAATAATATCATTATTAATTAAACCAGTTCTATCATAATTTTTTAACTTATTAAATTCTTTTTTTCGATAATTTAAATCGGTTGGATAATATGGAAAACCTATTTGACGATAATATGAAAAAATTTTAGAAACAAAGTTTTCATATTCATTATCAGTTAAATTTTCCCAAAAGGATTTATTTTGAAACACTTCTTCCTTTTTAATCATTATTTAATCTATTTTAACATATTGGAAAATTGTAGCGATGGTGGGAATCGAACCCACGAATACTGCTTTATGAAGGCAGCGTCTTTAACCCCTTGACTACATCGCCATAAGTAATTTGAATATGTCACCATTCAATAGTGACATATTCAAATTCATACCATTTCATTTGAGTCTTTTTAAATTTTAGTGATTTTATCATCCACTGTTTGCGATTTTTGGTGGCAAGTTTCCATGAGGGGTATTTTAATCTCTTATCACTTCTACCACCATAACCCTTTTTCCCCTTGTGTCTTCCATTACAACCACTATTAGGTCTACAGAATCCACAACTAAGTTCACCTTTATCTTCAAGGTATTTTCTACGGGCACGATTGTACTCACCACGATTTGTGGTAGTTTTCATAATTTTTCTTGCTTTTCTTACCATAAGTTTGAAACGCTTTTTTTATTGCGCTACAAACCTTCTATCATTTTTTTCATAAATAAATATATTTTTATTTTACATTATTTAAGCCAAATATTTCTATCAACACACCAAGAATCTAACCAAAGACCATAAAATAACCAATAATTAAATTCAATATCATTATTTGATGTTATTAATTTAAAATAAATAATATTTGCTGTTAGTTGTAAAAACCATTTTCTAAGATTTAAAAGTTTATTTCTCATGTTAATAAATACTTTAACTGACCATAATGGGATTCGAACTTATACATCCGAAGATAATTACTTTTGAGGTAATTGTGTCTACCAATTCCACCATATGGTCATTAATCTGGTATTAAAAAACCATTTATTTTGAAAAGTTCGTAATCAATAACTTCTTTTCTTCCTACATATGAATTTAAAAATTCACACATAACACCATTATTAGTAAAAAATAATGTTTTTATTTTTATTGGTGTTAATGCGCTAATATCTAAATGATAGATTTTACCAATTTCAATTATTTTTTCTTTCTTTTCCATTTTAATTTAGGTTTTTTTTTAGGGTTTGTTACCAATTTTGACTTACCACAACAATCACAATCTTTTTTATTGTTTTTCATTTAATTGTTTTTTTTATTTCTTTTTTTGCTTTTTGTCTTTCTGATTTTTTATTAACAATATCAAGTTCATCTTCCCACCAATTAATTGTTTTTTCTTTTTTTAAATGATGGTCACGATAATTATATCTAAATTTCCTATTCTTCCCGTATGGAATCATAATCATCTAAATCTTTATTAAATTTATCAATAAATTCTTTATTACCTGTAATTCTAATAGTTTTAAATTCTTTACTGATGGCATTAGCTGCTTCCTGTAAAACTTCTTTAGGGATACCAGAAAAATGAAATAAATCCTGTTTAGCTTTATTAACCCTATTAATATATTCGTTTAAACCTTCGTTTTCTTTATTTTTTTTCATATAAATTATAATTTACATAACGTTCCATAACCATCATAATTACTAATAGTTATTTTGGGTTCTGTTATTGATATTATAGATTGCGATTTGCAATTTATACACTCGGTGATTAATTCACCAGTGGGTTTAGTATAAATTTTATGATCTTCTTCCCCACATTCACCACAACGTAATTGTTTGATTTCTGTTTCCATAATATTACTTTTCTGGATAAAATAATTTAATATTTATTTGTTCTGGTTTTATGATAATACCCTTGCTTTCAGCTATTTTTACAAAACAATCAATACAAAGTGAACCACCACCATCATCACTAACTTCCATAACTTTCTGCCAAATTTTGTCATCAACATTCCAGACTATCCTAAATATCGAGCCACATCTTTTACATGATTCATATTCCCATGAAAATGCTTCTTTAATGAATTTAGGGAAATATTTAACCCTTCTTATTATTCTTTTTATTCTGTACATTTTTCATTGCTTTATCATAAATTTTATCAGCCATATCTCTCCATTTCTTATTCTCTTCGGTAAAAGGATTACCAGATTCTCCTAAGAATTCTAATGGCGTTAAATTAGAAAAATCAATTCGATCTTTCATTACCTTATCTCTACTATTTGCTCTTAATGCAACAGCAACACCAGTCACTTTTTGTCTTTCATATGCTTCAGCAATTGCTATTAAATCCCTGTGATAAAAGTGTAATTTACTTCTGAGTGCTAACAGAGCATAATAACATTCTTCATGGGATGGAATGTTACCTTGTGCAGCATCACTTACTATTTCATTTATTTTTCTCATACTTAATTATATTAATATTTGTAGCGAGGACGGGATTTGAACCCGCACGACCCTTTCGGATCACTGGATTTTCTTACCACCATAGTTTTCACTACCAACAAAGTTGTTTGTGGTCTGGACTTTACCTTCATCATATTGTAAATTTTTACAATTTAGATGTTCCGTGTCAAGTCTCTACACCTTCCTCTTTATCAGAGGCTTGGCTCGGTATTCCCAAGTCACCGGGTTCACCGAATTTACGGAATTCTACTTCTCTCTTTTCAGAAAGAGCACTCTTTTTATTTTTTGTTCTGTATGTTGGTGTTTGTGCATGACAATTAGGACATAAAATTTCTAAATTTTCTAACCTATGATCCATATTGTCACCATTAATATGATTAAGTTCTAAAGGTATTGGTTTTTTTAGCCATTCGACTAAATCACAAGATTCACACCTTTTTTCTTTAATACCTTCATTAAATAATCTTTCTTTAAGATGATATGTTGAAGTAAAATCAGAATTCTTAATAAGAATTTCCGATAACGGTCTTTTTTTCATTGGTTTAAATTTTAACCCAACATTCCATCCTTGACCAGTAAAATGTGAATAATCTATATTCCATTTTTTTAATTTAGATTTAATTGTTTTATAATTACCACCTACTGGTCTAACACCAAGTATTCTACAAACAGAAGCGATTGACTTTGATTTTTTTACAGCATTCTCTAAATCTTTTTTAGTGTATTTATATCTCATAATATTTTTTATATAAATACATAAAAAAATTGAAAACGTCTTTAGATCAAAGTCCAGCGTGTCTACCAAATTCCACCACCTCGCCATTTAAATTATTAAAATCAAAGAACTTATTTTATTATATTGTAAATATTTCTCTACTATCTTCTTTATTGAAAATTTTTAATATAACCCCCTGTCCCCATATAATTTGAAAATAATATCCATTAAACTCCCAAATTTTATTATTAAAGAGGTTATCGAGTTCTCTCACTTCTACTTGCTTTCCACCCCTTTGAGTAACATATTTAAAAATAAATCCCATTATATTATTTGGATATGGTTCATAACCTCTTTCATAACATCTTGAACGATACTCATCATCATGTTTAAGAATCATACGATATAAAAGTGTATTAAAATCATTATTTTCAAGCCACTTTTCAAATATATTAAAACGTTTTTCAACAATTTCTTTATCTTCTTTTAATTTTGTAAAATAATCATCCATCATATAATTATCAATATCAAATAGTAATGTATCTTTCATATTATCAATGTGTTAGTGGAGATGATGGGACTCGAACCCATGTCCATTAGCCGATCAATCAGCATTCTACAAGTTTAGGATATGATTTTCTAATCATCCAAAATAGTAATTCTCTATAGCCGAATTACAGACCAGAGTGCTTTATATTAGGGGTATCTCAAACCCCACCTGTTTACAGATTTTTATACTGATTTATTTTTATTCCTACGCTACTAATGCAAATTCAGTATTCTTTGCAAAAACGCTTCTTCCCTTTGTAAGAGAAGTTGGAATAGACATTATGTCTTCTGCGACTAAATTTTTGAATCTGTTTTTACGTAGTATTATTCAAACTACGACTTGCTTACTAATCTCACTAAACTAATGTCAAAACCAAAGTCATCCCCATATTTTCAATGAACTAAATTAATCATTATTTATTGTAAAATCAATTACTCCATTTAAACCATTATTATCTTTAAATGATATATTACAAAATGTATATCCATTTTGTATATCAATATTAGATACTTTAGTTTCAAATTTTAATTTTGAATTTAAATATTCTTGTAATTTCTCACCCAATTTTCCCATAGATAAAAATGGATTTTCATTTACAAATGATTTTATAGTCATTTTAATTAATTGACCCCTGTCACTTTCATTTTTTGATTTCATAATAATCTATTTTATTGAACCATTTTATTTAAAATAATATCTATGAAATACATTTATTATATTATCTTCATATTTTATATTTGAAAATAACTGATATAAATAAATTTTATGATCATTTAATATATCATTTAATATTTTAACCGTATCTTTTACTAAATCCAAATGTATTACATATTCTAAATTTGGTATTGTTTCAATATCTTCCTTATTGTATGAATATTCTTTATTCCAAGTCAATAAGTTTTTATTTAATGGACTATCAACAATATGAATTTTACTCAAATTATTAATCTCACTAAGCACTTTTAATCCTAATATTAATCTACTTGGTGCATTTTTATCAAATGAATTTGTTGAAATTGGTGTTGATGATAATTGATGGATATTATTATTAATATATATTAATAATTTCTCTTGATTATTTTTTGATATATTTAATTGATCTAATATATCAATCCAAAGTTCTTTATCAATTATTGTATTGTGCATAATTCTAAATTTAAATTGTTAAAATACCCCATTTTTCTTCAAACATATCTTCATATTCTTTCGCATCTGTAAATATGATTTGAGTAAAACCTTTACCTTGCATTAATCCAATAAATAAATAATTAGGATTATTAATAAGTTCAATCATTTCATTCTCAAATTTTCTATTTTGGATAATTGGATTATCATTTTTATCATGACCAATTAAACATTTAATAATACATGTCTTATCATTTTCAAATTCAATGAATTTTGCTGGTATTATTGTTATATCTTTTATATTATTCATTTAACAATTCTTTTCTTCAAATATAAATATAAAAAATTAAAAAAGATAGAATTTTTTTAAAATTAACTTAATAAATTTTATTCATCAATACATATAGCTAAATAAGAAAGTTGCATATCTTCATTAATTGGTGGACATTCACAAAAACCATTAACAGCACATGAACTTTCATTACAATTAGGTTCTGTTATAAGATTATATGCTTCATCTTCAATCAATTCCTTAATTCTTGTCTCTGGAATATAACAACTTACTTGTTTACCCTTTTTATTTAAAAACAAAACTTCAATACCATCAGTTCTTTTCAATATTTTTTTCATAAGAATAATTACTTTTTCTTTTTTGTGGGTTCTCTTCTAAATGACCATTTTTTGTCATATCCATGTTGTTCTATTTTGTCCTTATCACTGATTTCAATAGTATCTTTTTCGCCAATCCCCAATACTCCAGATATAAACATTTGAATTTCCTGAAATGCTCTAAATGAATCATATACCTTATAAAATTCATAATCTTTCAATAGGGGATTAATAATAAACATTTCATTATTACGATTTATTCTTAAACTAACTCTATCATGGTTAAGATCAAAAATGAATATTGGTGTATTATATTTTCTAAAAATATGTATCGCATCATAATTTCGAATGTAATTTAAATCATCTTCCAAAATACGACCCCAATGTTTAGCTTCAAGATGTTTTTTAATCTTTTTTTCATCATAAACAATAGTGGTAGTAAATTCATAATTATCGGCATAATTATGCAATTTTTTCTTTTTCAAAAATCTGTAACCGGGATAGAGATTACCACAAAAACCCACAATAAAACCATCAGCTTCATCGTATTCTGATTCTTTCTTAGGGGAGTGAAAGTGTAGATTTCGAAAATGATTTTCATTACGAAAAATTGAACCACCCACTATTCTTTGAAATTCTTTAGGAAATTCCTCATTCTTATTAAATTCAGCAGTTTTACGTTCATATACAATTTCTTTGTCAATACCCATTGTACCAACAACTCCATCATAATAATCTTTTTTCTTTTTGTCAATTATATACATAATTATTAATGTTTTGTTTGATTATACGAAGATAAAGAAGATTTGTTACAATTTCAAGAAAGTTTTGTAAAGCACGCCCAGAGGGACTTGAACCCACACTCTTCGGTTTTGGAGACCGTTGCTTTACCTAATTAAGCTATGGACGTGTATAATTAATTAATCAATTGTGGAGCGAGCGGGACTCGAACCCAATCTCTGGAGTGCAAATCCAGTGTTCTAGCCAATTGAACTACTCCCCCATTATTAAATTTTGTAGGAATAGTGGGATTCGAACCCACATGCCCGAAGGCACAGCTTCTTAAACTGCTATGTATACCAATTCCATCATATTCCCAAATTACTTCCCCTTAGACAAGGGTAATGTTTAAATTATTTTCGTCCTGATGCCTAGTCACGATATAGTTTCAATGAACTCATTAACCATTTAAGTCAGTCCCCCTAGTAAGATTCAAACTTACACATCCGAAGATACTACATCCTAAGTGTAGCGTGTCTATCAATTCCACCATAGGGGGGGTGTGAATTTTAATTATTTTTCGTGAAAAATGGTTATTTTACCAATATTATGTGAATATCGATTATATAACCGATAAATTTGTAGGTGCAGAGGGATTTGAACCCCCGAATCTTCTGGATGTAAGCCAGACGCTTTAGACCAACTAAGCTATGCACCTTTATATTAAATTTTTATTTGGTTGAACAAACTTTCCCTTTTCTATGGGTAGGAAAGCATTATCTCTATAAGCCTCACCACCATTTACTGTAGATTGAGTTATTGTATTATAATGATCAAATTCAAAAAGATAATTACCCTCACTATCAGTTATCTTCCAATACATCACCAGATTATTTTTCTCAATCCCTAAGAAGCCGTACAATGGCACATTATATTTTTTAGCAACCTGACGACATTTTTCTAATTTCTCATATGTTATGAGCCAACTTCCCCAATCTTCTAATTCTTGAAGTGTTATTTGTCTGTTTTTACTCTCAAACACCCCAATAATTTTGTTAGTTTCAGGATTTGATATAATACCATCATGGGGGAAGGGTTTATCCTTTTTTGTAATTTTGATCTTAACATTAAAACATTTTGATACATATTTTAACATTTTAATCTCTTCTTTAACCGTCTTTTGTCCTTTGGGGGTGTTGATGTCTAATCCCATTAGAATTTTTTTAATTACAAAGGTAAACCTTTTTTTATAGAAAAACAAGATATTGTACTCGGTACGGGGATCGAACCCGTGCCTCCTGATAGAAAGTCAGACGTGTTAACCACTTCACTAACCGAGCAAATTTTAGCGGGATTGGTAGGACTCGAACCTACACACGGATGGGACATGACCCCATTGTGATTATTCCTAAAGATTGGTTTCCGACACCATCTTTGTTAGTTCATGCAACATAACTTTACCACTTACAATCCCATTTGGCGGTGCATACAGGACTCGAACCTGCGACCCCCTGCGTGACGGGCAGGTATTCTAACCAACTGAACTAATGCACCGTAATTAATAGTATCATCCAGTAAATGTAATTTTTGTTACAACCAGTCTGTACATACTGCCCTTTTTATGCGCCACTCATTGTACTGTGCGTGATGATACTATTTGCCGTCCTGAACGGTTACGATCCGTTTGTTTTACATGAGTGACAGTCATGTTCCCCACCAAGGAGCCTACAGGACGTTGTTTAAACTGTCACAAAAATAGTATAAATTTGTGACAGTTTTATTATGTAATTAATTAATTTTCAATTTAATTTCCCAATATGTCAAAGAACAAAAAAAACCCGACTCAATTTTTATCTTAAGTCGGGTTTTAAATTTAATGATTATGAAAATATTTATCCTCTATCACCTTCTATAAACCCGACTTTACGTACCTCTTCCGCATCATCGTCCCATAATAGGGCAACTGCCATTAAAGATACTAATAATATGTCGAGTAGTGTTTTCATTTTCTTTTTTATTTTAATTCTGTTTGCAAATATAATAATTTATTTTGTTTCTGCAATAGTAAATACGAAAAAGTTTTAAAAATGTTACAAAAAAGTTTAATTATTTTTTATATATCTAAAATTGCACTCTTATCTATTTCAACATACCAATATTCTGGAGTTGATTTATTTGGATTTATACTAACACCAGTTCTACTAACAATACCACCGGGATTACCCTCAACACCATGTGAAACATAATCAAATTCATCATCTAATTCCTTATATAATTCATCTTGATTTGGATATTCGGATTTTGGTATTTTTAAAACAAATGTTTGACCACCCATTGAGGGGTCTTCTGGATCAGGACCTCCTATTGGAGTTTTTTGGGATTCTTTAGGGTCATAATATTTTCCCCAGCTACCTAATTCACTTCTTGCTTCTCTTGGGTGTATTACTCTATCCATTTTAACAGTTCTTTTTTTGGGTGCATATAAAATCATATGCTGTTTGTCACCCACTCTTTCTGGATGATAAGTAAATGTTTTACCCCATCTATCATCTTTAGAAAATCTAACTACATCATCAGTTGGTACTTTAAATAAAAATTTCCTGTCATCATCATCAGTGCCTATATAATATTTCATAAGCTCTTTAGGTACATCAAGTTTCATACCATCAAGCATTAATGATTCTTTCAATCCCTTTTTATTTTCTTCATTATTTGTAGCAAATTCTGATTCTAATGCTTTATACATCATTTGTGACATTTCATCAGCATCTTCAATACCTTTCATTAATGGTGATGGTTTATATTCTGAAGTACTTAAAACTGAATATAAATTAGACCATTGACCATTATAATAATCAGATGCAAACCAATATATAGCTTCTTCCATATCAAATATATTACTTTCTTCATCTTGAGGATCAAGTAAACCTTTAAAATTGTTTTTTAAAAAATTAACCATTTCTTCTTTAGTAGGATCATCAGTATTTAAATTTTGATCGTTTTCATCAATTCTCCTTTTAAAAGTGGGATCAACTTTTTCGAATATTTCGAATAATCTTTCTTTATCGGTTTTCTTTTTCATGGTTTTAATATAATTTTATCTATATTATTTTATTAATTGTAAATATTTATAATAAATACTATTAAATGGGTAAAAGATAATAATTAACATTTACCCTTCCAAAAATGATTCATTCATTAGATTACCACCTGTTGTATTTGCTTTAAATCCTTTAGTGCCAACTAATCTATCGATGAATTTTATATTAGGCATTTTACTTCTTGCCCTATTTAAAAATTCTCTATAATAATCAATTCTTTCATTATAATCCTTTTCATTATATAATAATTTATTACTCTCCCCGATTGCAATATATGGGGAATCTTTATATCTTTGAACTGTTAAAAAGCCAGTTTGTTGTGGTAGGAATTTAGTCCAGTTTTTCTTAGGGACTGAAGGTAGTATACCTTTTTCACCCAATATTTTTAAAATATCATTATGTATTCCTCTGCTATATGATTCAATATAGAGATCACCATTTTCTGTGATAACACCTCTAACAGATTTACCCAAATCACCAATATTCTTGGGATTTTTTATGATTTGCCAATCATCATCTTGATATGTGATATCATCATACTTTGTTTTTGATGCAGTATATTTTTTATCAAAATCAGCAAATTCATCTGGAATGCCATACTTTTTTTCTAAATAAGTATCGCCAATACCTTCTTCAACGTCATAGTTAAAGTCTGGATTGAGTTTTTTCATTCTTTCGAATAGAATTTTTTTGTTTGATCTACTCATTTTTTTATTTCATATTACGTAAATAATTCACGTTTGTTACAAAAATTTTAAATAAAGGTGATAATAGTAGCGAACCTTTTATCACCTTTAATAAATAACCGAAGCTATAACGGTCCTAAACCGTATGTGTTGAATATCCATATATTCTCCCATAATATACATATAATAAATAGTCTTGTATGGCATAAATTTTGAATGTATTTTAATAAATATATCTTAATTATGAAAAAAATATTAACATTTATTATTTTGTTTTTAATATCATGTAGTATATCAAACTCACAAAATCCATATAATGAGATACTTATTGATAATTATCAAGAAGCTGTAAAAAAAAGAGATTCTATTAAATTTAATCCTAATAATAATTTTAACAATGATATGTGGTTTTATGCGCAATCATTTGATCCTATGTTTTATAATATAGTTTTTATTGATGGTTATGTTTGGGTTGAACCTATTTGGATTAGTCTTCAATTTAATGTGGGGTATATGTATTATAACCATAATATATATTATCCATATTATAATCAATTTAATTATTATAATTCATATATAAATTATATAACGAATAAAAGATATGATAATTTTATTAATAAAAGAAAATTTTTTAATAACAATCCCAATAAAAGAAAACATTATAATAATAATAAACAATATATTAGAATAAAAAACGATAAATTAAAAAGAAAAAAACATATTAATAATGTTAAAAAATCAAATACTCGTCCTATAAGAAAATTAGAATATAATAGAAAAAGAGTTCAAAGAAAGATTAATAAAAAAAATAATATTCAAAGAAAATCAAGATATAATAAAACTAACACTCCCATTAGAAAAAAATTTAATAATAGTAATAATAATTATTATAAAAAACAATCTAATATTAAACATAAAAATAATAGACCAGTAAGAAAGTCATCAAATAGAAAAAAGAAATAAAATATTTTATCCTCCATGTACTTTTATATATGAATCGAACAATGATTTGATATTTTCACCTCCCACTATGTTCATTGAATGAATAAGGATTAATTGTGGGAGTTTTTTATTATTATCTAAACAATAATTAATTAACCATTGTGCGCAGTGATATCCAGTTTTTTCATTACAATTCATATAATACTCTTCATCTAATCCGCTTTGTGCACTGTAGTGGTCATAAGAAAGATCATGATCAAAGGAAATAGCATGAGGAAGTCCATTTTCCTCAATGTATTGAGTAAATTGTTCATAGTTGCGGACTATTTTCCAATGCTTTTTAATATAAATATCATTATTGATATAATTAACAACATCTTCTGGCATTCTATAATCATCTAAAAATAAATTGTAAGACATATTTTATAATTTTAAAAGTTTGCTGCCCCCCTGAGACTTGAACTCAAACCTCAAGAACCAAAATCTTGTGTGCTATCCAATTACACCAAAGGGCAATATTGCTGACCCTGTGGGACTCGAACCCACAAGCCTTTATTAGGCATCTGCTCCAAAGGCAGACGTGTTTAGCCAAATTCCACCAAGGGTCAGTGTTTAATTTTGGGTGTTAGAGGGGAATCGAACCCCCGCAGACATGAGCCACAATCATGCGAGAAAAACCAACATTCTCAGCTAACACAGTCGAGTGTGTACGATTCGAACGTCATTTTCGCATCCCAAATGCGATGTGTTACCTGATTACACCACACACTCGTTTATCTATTTCAATGTACGTTTTTTTTTCAAATTTTGTTACAAACAAAAAACCCCGTTCCTTTTTTCAGAACGGGGTTAATTAAAATACTAATTTTATATGATTATTTTTAACATACTTTCCCCGTTCAGCATCCTTGTGGATGATGTTGTGGTTGGGGTTGTATGTTAATTATATTGCTCATTTTTTTTTTATTTTTTTTATTAGTTCAATCATAAATACGTTACAAAGATATAAAATGTTACATGAAATCCAAACATTTTTTAATTTTTTTTTATTAAAAATAATCACACCCTAAATAAAAGGTATGATTATTATAAAATTATTAAGTCTAATTTACTTAACCACTAACTGGCATTATAAGTCATTCCTGTTGGATTTTTCAGACCTAACTTAATAATTAATATAATTAAGCAATGACTTTAATATAAATACATAAATTTTAATTATTTTTTCTATTTATAATAGGTTATAAGTATTTATAAAAAAATTATCAATGAAAAAGAAAGATTTTATACGTATCATAAATGAAGAAATTGGTGAATTTGATTTCTTAAATAATGAGAAATATCTTAAAGAACAGGAAACTATTAAAATTTTAGAAAATCCTGAATTTCAAAAACAATTTATTATTGATTCTATCACAAAAATGAGAGATAAAATTAAATTTAATAATTTTACAACTCAAATTTTTAATGACCCTGAAATTCAAGACCAACAACATAATGATTTAAACATTGAAGTTAATGCTGAAATTACATATTCATATAATGAAAATAATGACCCAATTAATTTTTCACTTAATTTTATTGGAGAAAATGTTAGGTATCAAACCGGATATGATTACAGTCATGGTGATCGTGACACACCATCAGCAACTGATGTTTGGTATAAAAATATAAATTGGTATGAAATTGAACCAACAATATATACATTAGAGGGTGATGATGTTGAATTTACAGCATTTAATAAAGCACCTGATAATATTAAAGAATTATTTATAAGATCATATATTCAAGATACTATTGAAACTGAAAGTGATATTAATGATATTAGAGAAAAAATGCCAAAATATGGATCATTTTAATTTAATAATTATAAATAATAAAAAAAAATATCACCACTTTCTTAAAGGACATTTTGATTTAATACTTCTTACTTTAGCTGGTATATAACATCCACATATTTTACATGTATTAAATTTTTGATTTAGTTTATTACAATCAACACAAAATTCTGCTCTAATTTTTGCAATTTTTTCTGTTTTTTGATTTTTAAATGTGTAATTACTCCACCCATTAATAATTTCCTGTATTTTATTCATAATTTATTTATAAATTATTCTACCTCCTTTATTTAATTTAATATTTAAGTTAGAGTTTTTTTCTGATTCAATAATTGTGTTATGTAATACTTCTTGTGATGTTAAGCCTTTATCATAAATTCTTAATTTTTGTATTTTACCATTAAAAGATGAATTAAAATTTTGTTGAATTAATAAATTATTTTTTCTTGGGTCTTGTGATAAAATATCAGCACCTGTATATGTAAAGTCACTAATATACAATGGTTTATTTAAATTAAAACTATCTGAGGTTTCAATTAATAAACCCATGTACAATTTTTGTTTACCTGTATTATCCTTAATTTTAAATTTAAGTTTAAGTGGTATCCATCTCTCTTGTCCTGTATATATGCCATTTTTTGTTGGCAATTGAGTTGCTGGGTTAACACCATAAAAAGTATAATAATCTGGATCATCATAAACTGGAAGTCCCGTCACACCATAATATGAAACACCTTCAAAAACATATTGATATTCTTGTTCATCAGGAAATGGTCTTTTTTCAATACCGTTAAGTTCTTGTAATTCTTTGGTTGTTACAGGATATTTATATTTATCTTCTTCAATTATATCAATATCTTCTGTTCCATATACAATAAGTGAAACACTATTATTTACAAAGAAATTATTATCATCAACAGATTTAAAAAATCCATTAACAAACAAACTTAAATCAATTTCATATTCCCTATTTGATAATGCAATTATTGGATTATCATATTTAATGAAATATGTTTGTGCACTTGTACTACCAGTATGTTCAATACGCATTACAGTAGCTGGATATTCGAGATTTTCATCTTCAACATTTTTAAATGTTTTACTATCAGCACTTAAAGATAAACCTGTGGTAATATTCCCATCATTATATGCTTGATCTTCAATAATAAAATTATTATCAATATATGTTTGATTTTGATTGGTATATAATCCATAAGTTTGTATATCATAATGCCAAGAATATTTTAAACCAAATGATCCACCACCCCAACTAATTGAATATGGTACGCCAATTTGTTTCTCAGGGTCATTTTTAAATGCTTTAAAAAAGAATTCTGGATAATTTTCCATAATCCATAATGGTCTACCATTCACATATATGATAAATTTACCATTACGTTGTTCATAACAATTAAATAAATCAGAATCTTCAATTATTTCATCTGGTATAAATGATATAGATATGGTAGTCCAACCAGTTGAAGGATTAATTGTTTTATCTGATTCATTATAAATGATTTGATTATTTTTATTAATGTATTTATATGCAATTTTTTTATCATTTGTTATTTCAAATGCAATTACGTTATTTGTAGTGTTTGCACTTTGTGGTGTTTCTTCTAATTCTATTTTAAACCTATCTTCATAATTATTAAATGCATCTTTTATAACATTCTTTTCTTTTACACTTTCTAAATGATGATCTTTACTTGTTATAACACCATTTGCTGTATTACCATTAATTGTTGTTTCACCAGAAAAATGTGGATTATATTTATCTTCAGCACGAGCACCCATCATATAAAATATCCCCTTAGAATCTGGATATAAGTAAATTAATGTTTCAATAGTAATACCATTATTATATCTTGATGGTAATAATTCATAATTATATTTATCTAATTTAAAAAATCCTTGTAAATACCCACCCTTTAATTCAAAATAATTACCAATATTATCAGATGTTATACCACTCATTGGTAAATATTGTGTTGTTATACTAACACCAGAAGTTTCACCTGTTGATGGATTATTAACTGTATTATAACCAATACGATACATTGAAAATAATGTATCATTAGGTGTAATAGTAATTCCATTCCACATTTCATTAGTTCTACCAACATCAAATTCAGTAAGACCAAAATCAATAAGATTAATATTGTTTGATTTTGCTTTTGACCATTTTGATATACTATTAACTGTTAAATCTGTATTTAAATTCCAAGAATCTTGATTAGTTAAATCAATTTGAATTGCTAAGTTATCTGTTATTATATCGTTTAAACAATTTAAATCCATAATACTATAATAATTTAATATAAATACTTCAAGTCTTTAATTAATAAAACAGTATTTATAAAAAACTATATAATGATGAATAAAAAATTTAAACCTTCAACAAAAAAATTATTATATGAAATAACTGAAAAAATTGATAATGTATCTGAAATGGATATGGTAAATATGATAAAAGATAAATTGGATAAAATTGTAAATAATCCACAGAATCCTGATTATGATGCAATTCCAGTACTATTTAATTTAATTGTTGATAAAAAATATAAATTAGGTAATAGATTTTTAGAAGAAGATTATAGTGATAGACATGAAAAAATGGTTGAATTAATGAAAGGTAAAATTGATTTTCTATATGATAATAATAGATTAGATATTTTAGAAAAAATTAATAAAATCATTGATAAAATTGCGGGTGAATCAATACAAGAACCAGAATCAGAAATTGATGAAAATACAAAAAATAAACCTAATTTATATCATGCTACATTAAGTGGAGCAATTGATGCTGCTATTAATATGGCAGAAAATAAAGGTTATGAAATTGATGAACATACATTGTTTACTGAATTTGGTACTGGTGGTATTGGATATAATGAAACTAAAACAGCAACAATACCATTATTTAAAAATGATGAACCACAAAGAGAAGCATTATCTATTACAATATATAGAATGCCAAGTGGTAAATATGAATTAACAACATATATTAATTAAAAAATTATGGCTGAATATCAAGGAAAAGATGTTGAATTAAATCAACCTACGCATGGGGATGTAAAAAAATACAAAGTTTATGTCAAAGACCCTAATACAGGTAATATAAAAAAAGTAAATTTTGGGGATAAAAATATGGAGATCAAACGTGATAATCCTGAAAGACGTAAAGCATTTCGTGCTCGCCATAAATGCGATCAAAAAAAAGATAAAACCAAACCGGGTTATTGGTCATGTAAATTTTGGTCTAAGAAAAAAGTATCTGATTTACTTAAAGAAGTTATTGAACCAGAACAAGTTGATGTATCTTCAATTCAATATCATGATACATTAAATCCGTTAATATGGAATGATGATAAATTAAAAAATGATGTTCGTGAAATTTTATTAAAAAATGCAAAACATTTTATTGAATTTTCAGGTTTAGAAAATTTAAATTATAAAGATATTATATTAACTGGTAGTATGGCTAATTATAATTATAATGAAAATTCAGACCTTGATATTCACATTATTTTAGACTATAGTCAAATTTCTGATAATGAAGAGTTTGCTGATGAATTTTTACGAATGAAAAAATCAATTTGGAATGATAGATATCCTATTCAGGTTAAAGGTCATGAAGTTGAAATGTATTATCAAGATAGTGAGGAAGCACATCATTCAACAGGAACATATTCAATATTAAAAAATGAATGGGTTATTGAACCAACAAAAAAAATTATTGATATTGATACTGATAATATTAAACAAAAGGGTGCTCAATTAATGTATGAAATTGATGATTTAAAAAATACTAAAGACCCGGATACATTTTTAAAAAAATATGATATTTTAAAGAATAAAATAAAAAAAATGAGACAAAGTGGTTTAGAGGAAAAGGGTGAGTTTTCAACAGAAAATTTAGTATTTAAAATTTTAAGAAATAGTGGATATTTAAAAGAATTAGTTGATTTAAAAAAAGAATACCTAACAAAAAAATTAAGTTTAAATCAAGAATAAAATGAAAAAAAGAATTATTGTCACTGAGACACAATTAAATGATTATATAGAAAGAAAAAAAGCTAAAAATGTTTTTAATTCTATATTAGAAGAAATGTACAAAAATTCTAAGTTATTAAATAATAAAATATCGCTTGATAATGCTAATCAAACAATTATTGAAAATTATAAAAGAAAAAAATTAATAAATTCACATGTTCAAAATTTATTAAAAGAAAATAGGATAATTGATGATAATGGGCGAATAATTTAAGAAATTTTGATTTTTAATTATCAATAAGTATTTATAAAAAAGTATATAAAAAAGATAATAATAATATTTTAAATATATTGTAATGAGTAAGAAAATTTCAAGTGAAAAGGCATTTTATGATAGAATGCGTACTTTAGCAAAAGTAAATGAAAATAAAAATGATAATAAACCACGTACTTTAGGTACTTTAATTGATTTTAAAAGAGGTGCAGATAATGTTGCATATGGTATTGTAAAAGAAAACCATAATTATTTTATTAAAAAATCTAATAATCAAGCTAATCCTAATATTGAAGATTTTGCATATATCGGTGGTTTAGAAAATATTCATGAATATCGTTATAATAAACTTTCTGAGGCTGATAAAAATAGAACAATGCTACTTAATACTATTAATGAAGCATTAAGTTCTAAAGATAATGTTATTGAAGAATATAATAATAATAAACAAACATTATCAGAAGAAGAAAAAAAATCAAATAAAAAAGTTAATGAAAATGCTGAAGAAGAACTTGCTGCAGCAGAAGAAAAATTAGGTAATGCTGAAGAAAAAGCAGAAAAAGAAGATGAACCTGAAAAAGATGTTGATTTAGATGTTGATGCTATTGATTTACCAACAGATGGTAATGGTGAAGAAGATGGTGAAACACCAGAACTACCAACAGATGGTAATGGTGATGAAGCACCAGAACTACCAACAGATGGTAATGGTGAAAATGATAGTGAAACACCAGAAGATGATGAAGAGGATATCGAAGTTGATAAAGAAGTTGATAAAGATGTTGATAAAGATGTTGAAATTGACACTGAAGATACTGAACATAGAGAATTACAAAAATTAGTTGGTAAGATAACTAATAAAATTAGAAATACTGAATTAACTGATAGTCAAGTTCAATCATATTTAAATTCATTTATTACATCATTTGAAAATAAACTTCCTGATCTTGAAGTTGAAGAACGTAAAGAAATGGCTAATAAAATAATGAAGGTCGATGATAAAGAAAAAGAAGAACTTGAAAATACTGGTATTGAAGATGATACTGAATTAGGTGAAGAAAAAACATGCGAAACATGTGGATTTGCTAAATATGCTGATAGTAGAGGTTATGATGAAGAATCAATAATGGAATGTGGCACTGATGAAATGGCAAGTCTTATGAATGGATATGCGTTACAACAGGAAAGTAATTTAAATGAAGAAGACCTTCAATCAATGGCAGTATTTTCATCACCAGAAATTCAAGAATGTTTAACTAATGAATATGGTAATGATACATTACCTGAGTCATTAAAAGAATATACTGAAAATTTAAATGAACAAACTTCAGAAGATAAAAAGAAAAAAGTTAAAGGTATGTTCTGGTGGAAAATTAAACCACAAGAAAAGAAAGATACAACACTTAAAACATTAAGTGAAGAAGACCTTTCAAAATATGCTGACATGTCTGATGATGAATTAGCTAAATTAGATGAAGAAACTCTTAACGAACTTAATCTTGCTGGTTTAAAAAATGTTGGACAATATTTAAAAGGTAAAGCAGGTGAAAAAGCTAGTGCTGCAGCAAAAGGAATTGAAAAGGGTGTAAAGAATGTTGCAGGTACTGTTAAATCAGCTATTACATCAAAAATTGATCAAGCTACTGAAAAATTAGATCAACTTGGAAATGAAATTGCACAAGAATATCAAAAAGGTGTAAAAAGTACTGTTGAAAAGAAATTACAAAAAGCAGCTAAAGAATTTGGTGAATTAATAATTAAATTAGACCAAGCAGCACAAAAAGCTGGTGAAGGTCCGATAAATAGACAACAATTAATTATGCAACTTCAAGGTGTCCTTAAAGGAAAAGGTATGTCAGAAACTGCTTTTGGTAATGATCCTATAGCTACTGAAGTGCAACCAAATATGCAAGAAAAAGAAGATTATGATGAAGAACAGGGAGAAGTACCGGGAGAACAAGATACAGGACCTGATGAATATGGTGATGAAGAAATAAACTCTGCTGAAGAATTTAAAGAATATGCAAACACTGTATTAAAACAAGCGCATGGTGAAGATTTTGATCCAGAAAAAGCTGAATATTTTATTGATGGATTAACAAAAATGGTCAATAAAAATGAAAATGAAGATTGGGGTGCTGCTGTTGGTATATTACAACAATCTCTTGATGAATCTTTAAATGAACAAGATGAAAAAGATAATGGTAAAGAAGGTGAAGAAGATGTTGAATTAACTCCGGGTTTTGATGCAATGGATGCTGGTATTCCTAAACCTGATAGTGCTGGAATTGAAAGTGAAGAAGTTAATGGTGAAAAAGAAGTTGAAATAAAAGATTCTACTGTTAGTATAAACATGAATGAATCAGAGAAAAAGGTTCGAAAATATATTCGTGCACGTTTAGAAGAAAAGGCAGGAATAAGAAAACCATCACTTAATGAAGATAAAAAATCTGATAAAATAAAAACATTAGATAAAATGATTGATGAACAATATGATTTATTTAAATCAGTTATTAATGAAAATGAAAATTTAGACGAAATTTTTGGTATGTCAAATGCTGAAAAATTTAAAAAATTAGACCCAAATAATAAAGAAGCCATAAATAAAACATTTAATAAAATATTCAGTGATACGTTAAGTCAATATAAAAGAGCAAGAGAAATGGCTAATGAAATGTCTCAAGAAGACAAATATAAAGTAATGAAACAAGGTATGGAAACTGATAAATTAACAGCACCTAAATTTGGTATGAGAAATGGTGAATATGTTTATTTAAAACATAAAGGTGGTTCAGACTTTCAATCAGGTGGAACTGGTGGAAAAACTACTTTAGGTGGTGTATAAAATAAAAATATAAAAACATATAAAAAACCAGTAATTTAATTTACTGGTTTTTTTTTTGTAACAAAAATATAAAAAAAAACGTATTAATAATAAAAAACTTTTGTTATGTTAGAACTTAGAGAAATTAATAGAAATTATGGATGGGGTAATTTAAAATTTATGATAAATGATAAAAATTTTAATAAAAAGAAATATGATATGTTATCAGATAATAATGAATTTCAAAAAATGAAAGATATTTTCATCCCCTATTTTGAAAAAAAATTACACGTTATTGCATCATATATGTATATAACAAAATATATATTACCAATATTAATACTATTAATATCATTTATCATTAGCACTAATATCATTTCACAACTAATATGTTTAAGTATTGGAAGTTTTATTAATTATATTATATATAAAATTTTAAACAAAAAATGGATAACAAATTGTCAAACATATTCATTTGAAATTACAGCAGTTAATACATTTATGTCCAGAAAATATGGTTTTAATATCGATAATGATTTTGATGAACTTGGTAAAAAATACATAAATGGTGAATTATAATTTTTTATAATAGTATTTATATATAAAAATATATATAATGAATAATGAAACTGAATTAAAATTAATATATGTTTTAAAAATTGGATATAATTCTAAAGGTGAGGGTCTTTATGAATTTATTTTCTCTAAAGATGAAACAAACATAGATATAGAAGATTGGAGATGGGATTTAAATCCTGCTTGTGATAATGCAGAAGCACCAACAGAAGAATATATCGATAAAGTATATAATTTAAAAACTGATTCATTTGATTTATTTTGTTTACATGAAGCTGTAGATCGTGAATATATGCATGGTTATCATAATATTCATGCACTTGCATATGAAATTGAGTATCAAGGTGATAATAATAATAATCCAGATGGTTTTAATCAGTATGAAGAAATGTTTGAAGAAAAAGACGAATTACCATTAGTTGTATTTCATTATGGTATGACATTAGAAAAAGTTACAGAACTATTATATGAAAGAAAAATTATATTAAAAGGAAATGAATTTACTGAAAGTTCATCAGCAGAATTAAATTAACCTATTAGTACAAATTTAGTCTAAAAAGGTTTCAAAGCACGATATATCAAGATATGTATCGTGCTTTGCGGTTTTATGTTGTTAATGTATTTATTATAAAATAAATATATAATGGCAATAGAAGATAAAAAAAATAAAAATTCAGCACCCGAACATAAATCACCAATTCAATATGACCCTGATTTAAAAAAACAAAAAGAAAATGCTAGAAAATTAGCAGAAAAACTAAAAAAAGAGGGTAAAAAACCAGAACCAATTATTGTCACTAAAAGTGGTGAGGTTAAAAAAGTTAGTGAATTAAATCTTAATGAAAAAAAACAAGAAATTATTAGATGTACATCAGATGCCAAATATTTTATTGAAACATATCTAACAATTTTTGATCAAACTAAAGGTGATGGTGGTGAAATTGTACCGTTTAAATTATTTGATTTTCAAAAGGGGTTAATTGAAGATTATCTTAATAATCGATTTGTTGTCGCTAATAAATATCGACAAGCAGGTATATCAACATCAACATGTGCTTATATTGCATGGTATATAATGTTTAATAAAAATAGAAGTGTTGCAATTGTAGCTGATAAATTAGAAACAGCACGTGATGAATTAATGAAAGATGTTGTTGATTTTATTGATAGCTGTCCAGATTGGTTAAAACCTAAACCAACAAAGAAAGATACCCAAAAATTAAAAAGATATGATAATAATTGTGAGTTAAGTGCATTTTCATCTAAAGGTTTACGTGGTTATACACCTACTTTATTATTTTGGGATGAAACTGCTTGGACTGAAAAGTCTGATCAATTTTGGACATCAGCAAAACCAACTCTTCAAACTGGTGGACGAGCAATGTTTGTATCTTGCGTTACTAAAGATAGTTTCATTTACACTAATAATGGAATAAAACAAGTTAAAGATTTTATTAATGATGAAAAATTGGGTGCACATCAAATTAATGATACCCATATTTTAGGAACACACAAAACAAGAAAATCTAATATATTTTTTAATAATGGTTATGTTGATACTTTTAAAATAAAAACAATATATTCAGAATTAGAATCAAGTGAAAATCATAAATATTGGGCATATAAAAATAATAAATATGATTGGTTTAAAGCATCTGAATTAAATATTGGTGATTATATATCAATTCAAAAAGGTATGAATATTTGGGGTGATAATGATGATTGTTCTGATTTTAAACCCACAAGATCAAATTATATAAAAAATATTTTTAAACCTAATAAAATTACCGAAGATATTGCATATTTAATTGGTTTATATATTAGTGAGGGTTATTTTAGAAAAATATATAATAAAAAATCTGGTGGGCAATTAGTAATTACGTGTGGTGATGATTTATCGGACATATATAAAAGATTAGAATTACCATATACTTGTTCTGATAAAATACACTATATAACAAGTTCTTATAATCTTTTAGAATTTTTTGAATATTTAGGATTTGATTTATCAAAAAAAGCACCAGAAAAGACAATACCACCACGTCTTCTTGAAATGAGTAAAGAAAATATTATTGCAATGATACAAGGTATTATGGATGGTGATGGTTGGGCATCATATAATAAAAAGAAAAATAAATTACGTATAGGAATTGGATTATCATCATTGGAATTGATTAAACAAATTAGAATTTTATTTAATAATTTTGGAATATTAACAGAATATAAAAAATATTTAACACCACCAACAAAAAAAGTAAAAGTAGAATCAACACAATATAGAATAATAGCAAATAATGGTTATGCTAAAAAATATTTTAAAGAAATTGGTTTTAGATTACAAAGAAAATCAAATATTGGTGAACAATATGAACCAAATAAATTAAAACATATTGGTGTTAACGATAACATTCCAAATGGGAGTGAAATATTAAAGGAACTATATAAAGAAGTAAAATATTACGGTATACATACATATTTAAAAGAACATAATATTAATGCAAAAGATATAGTTCAAAGAAATGGTAGTATTGTTCCAGTATCCAGAAAAACAATATTAAGATTTATTAATTTATTTAAAGATAAATTATCTGATAATGTTTTAAATAAATATGAATATATTATTAATGATAATATTATTTGGACTAAAATTAAATCAATAGAAATTTCTAAGAATTGGACATATGATTTTTCAATGTCAAATGATAATAAAAGAGAATGGAATGAACATCATATGTCATTAATCTATAATGGAATTATTACACACCAAACTCCAAATGGCTTAGACCCAGTATTTTACAAAACATTTAATGCAGCACGTAATGATCCTAAACATCCTTTTAAAGCTGTTGAGTTATGGTGGTTTAATGATCCACGATATAATGAAGGTCTTGAATGGGTTAAAAACAAAGGTAAAGATAATGAAATTAGAATGAAAGATGAAAACTGGTCTAAAGAACATAGAATAAAATTAATGGATGATGGATGGGAAGCAACATCACCTTGGTTTGAAGATGAAATTAGAGCAGCTAATGGTAACATGCGTAAAATTGCACAAGAAATTTTATGCTCATTTTTAGGTTCGGGTGATAATTTTATTGCTGAAAAATATTTAAAAAGAATTGAAGAAGAAGAAGTTGATGTCCCAATTAGACAAGAATATAGTGATCATAATTTTTGGATTTGGGAAGATTATATTGATGGTGAAGATTATATAATGGCAATTGATGCATCACCGGGACATGGTGATGATCATTCAACAATTAATATTTTAAAAGTTAATGAATATATTGAAGAAAAAATTATTGAAAAAAATGGTGTCTCAAAAAAGAAAAAAATAAAAAAACAAAAAACTGAACAAGTTGCTGAATATTATAGTAAAATAACACCACAAATGCTTGCTGAAGTTGCATATCAATTTGGTAAAAGATATGGTGATGCACTTGCAATTGTTGATGTTACTGGTGGATATGGTATACAAACAGTTGAAAAATTATTTGAATATGGGTATCCCGAAGATAGTATGTATTATACTGAAGTTAAACATAAACCAACTAGAGATATGCTATTTGGTTATATTAAAAAAGGTCAAAAAACATTACCTGATGGTAGTTCAATTACTGTTGACTTGGTTCCCGGTTTCTTTATAGGCGATAATCGTGCCTCAGTGTTATTAGAAATGCAACGAGCAATTCATATGGGTGATGTACTTATTCGTTCAACTCGTTTATTAAATGAATTAAAAACATTTGTTACTGTTCCGGGTAATCGTGTAGCTGATCATAAAAGATCATTTCACGATGATTCAATCATTGGTTTAGCATGTGGTTTATATGTTTTAGGATTTGACATGGCTAAATTTAAACAAAGTAAAGGTAGTACGAAAAAAATGTTAAATGCAATGATAAATGTCAATGATCGTGATAAAATGAAAAAAAGAATAAAAAATGAAAAAAAATCAAATAATAATATTCATAATAATAGAACATCAAACCCTGATTTACAAAAATATATAGCAAATGATTGGTTATTTAAAGGATTAAATAATAAATAAATGTATTTATTATTAAGTTTTTCAATAAAAAAAAGTATTTATAAAAAAGTATAAAATTTTATAAAAAATGGCAGATAATAAAAATAAACGTACAGTATATCAAAATTTAAATAATTTTTTTAATTTAGATGGTTTTGGTTTTGCACCAATTCAGCATGATCAAGATAATAATAAAGTTGTTATAAAAGGTAATTCTCCAGAAGATATTAAAAGAAAAGGGTTGGAGATTGAACAACGAAAAAAAATTCAGGATAAATATTTTCGTACAACTGATAGAGGTTTCCAAAAAGCATTACAATATGAAGCAGCAAGACTTCCAGCTTATATTGATTATGAGGGAATGGAATATTACCCAATTATTTCTTCTGCATTAGATTTATTTATGGAAGAAGCTACAACTATCGGACCTAATGGAAATATGTTAAATATTTATTCTAATAAAGATAGAATTAAATACTTATTAGAAGAATTTTTTTATGATATTTTAAATGTTAATGTTAATTTACCTTTTTGGACAAGAAATGTTGTTAAATATGGTGATAATTTTGTGTTATTATATGGTGAAAGAAAAAAGGGAATTACTCATGTGAAACAAATGGTTAATTATGAAGTTGAGAGATTTGAAAGAATACAAAAAGGAAAACCAGTTGTTAAATTCAAAGAACGAATGACGGGTGATGAGTTTAATGTTTTTGAAATAGCACATTTTAGATTATTAGGAGATGACAAGTATCTTCCATACGGAAGTTCTGTATTAAATAAAGTACGTAGAGTTTTTCGTCAACTTGTTATGGGTGAGGATGCTATGCTCACATATCGTATTATACGTGCTGGTGAGAAAAAAGTATTTAAAATTGATGTTGGTAATATTGATGAAGAGGATATTGAAGATTATATCTATAAAGTTGCAACTAAATTTAAAAAATCAATGGAAGTATCACCTAATGATGGTCAAATTGATTATCGTTTCAATATATTAGGTAATGATGAAGATTATTTTATACCTGTTAGAAATGCTAATGTCGAAACAGGTATAGATACTTTACCGGGTGCATCAAATCTTGATCAAATTCAAGATATTGAGTATTTACGTGATAACTTGTTTACTGGTCTTGGAATACCAAAACCATTTCTATCATTTCAAGATGCTGCTGGTGGTGGTAAAAATATGGCTCAATATGATATAAGATTTGCCAAAAAAATTAATAGAATTCAACAATCAATGATCCAAGAATTAAATAAAATGGCAATGATTCATTTATATTTATTGGGTTATGATAAAGAAGATATTGGTAATTTTACTTTAACATTAACTAATCCATCTACACAGCAAGAAATGCTTAAAGCAGAATTATTTAGAGAAAAATCACAAGTATATACTGAGCTTACACGTGGTGAAAATGGCATTGCTGCTATGTCACATACTAAAGCAAAACGTATTGTTTTCAATATGAGTGATCGTGAAATTGTTAATGATCTTAAACAACAAAAAATGGAAAAGGTTGTTCAACAAGAACTTGCTGATGCACCAGTTGTTATTAAACAATCTGGTATATATTCTGATATTGATAAAAAATATGGTGAACCTGAATTAGCTGGTACAACAACTGGTGCAACTGGTGGTGAAGAAGGTGAAGCTGGTGGTATTCCACCAGAAGGTGGTGCTGCAGAAGGCGGTGAATCACCAGAAGGTGGAGGAGAAGAAATACCATTCCAATCACCAACTGATTTACCACCAATTGAAGCTGAAAGTGTAAATAGTAAAAAAATTATGAGCAATGATGAATATAATAAACATGTTGAAAATATAGTATATGGTGATAATAAAAAATATCAAAAAAATAAAAACGAAAAGAAATTAATTAAAGAAAATATTGGTAAAAATGACGGTTTAAATAAAAAAGCAGAAGAGATGGTAAATGAAATTGATTCAATGTTACAAGAATCGAAAAAACTTAATGAAAATGATTCTACAAACATTGATAATATTGATCTCGATAAACTTGGCGATATTGATTTAAAAATTGATATAGAGGATAGTGAATAAAATTAAGGATAGAGAATAATTTCTAATTTTTTATAGTATTTATATTAAATCACATACATTATATGGAAAATATTAATATTGGTGTTGTTAATTACATGGTTTCAGAAATGTTAAAAAAGTCATATTTTACTAATGAATTTTTAACTGAAACTGAATTTGAAAAAGGAATTGTTTCAAATACAACAAATAATTTATTAAATATAATTAAAGAATCACCTATACTTCAATTAGAATTTAAAGTTTTTAATAATATTGAAAATAAAGAAATTGATGATGATGCTTTAGCAATTCGTTATATTGATGATAATATCAAATTATTTGAAGTTTATACATTAAATGAATTTCAAAAAGAACATGAAAAACTCAAAACATTCATTAATGAAAATAATATTGTTGAAAATGAGAAAATTAAATTATATAATGCTATTAATTCACTTATTGAAGAATCATTAAAATCAAATGAAAAAACTGATGTTGATATAATACATGAATCATTTAATATTGTTTTAAACCATATAAAAAAATCAAAAAAGACTGAAAATAATAATAGTTTAGATAATATTAATGAAGAAGTTATTGAAATTGCAATAAATAAGTTTAATGAAAAATATAAGGATATGACACTTAATGAAGTATCATTATTTAAAAAACTTATTAATTCAAATAATAACGAAAAAAAGAAACTTTTTGAAGAATATAAAAATGATAATATACAAATATTAGAATCATTATCAGAAGAAAATGAAAATGATAAAATCAAAAAATCACTTGAAAAAATAAATAAAATGAATTACAATCCAGAACAGGTTGATAATGATATTATTAAACTTTTTGAATTAAAAAGGGGATTGGAATAACATTTATTTAGATAAGTCTCTTAACATTTGAATTAATTCCGGTTGTGGATGACAATCGGATTTATCATTTCTATAACTAACATGTGTCCAAATACCGGATACACCATTCATTGCATTTTTTGAAATACCCCACGCACCATTAATTTCTGATGGTATTGATAATCCATCATCATCATATTGAATATCCCACATATCTGGCTTATATGTTAAATCAATATTAGTAAATTTTTGTTTTAGTGATAAAATTAAATCTCTAACAGCATTAATTTGTGCATTAGTGTATTTTTCAAATGCTTTAAAACCCCTGAAACCTTTAGGATATAATTGAACATTTTCTATTGGGTTTTCGTTATCTCTTGGTTCTGCTGTTTGTTTATCACCATCTCTATCCATTACTGTGGGAAACCAACCACTTACACCATCTGGTCTAGTACCTCTTATTAATCCACCCCATGAATCAATTTCAATACCGATACTTCTTTGATTTAAAAATTTATTACTTTTTGTTGTACCTAAACTTTGAATATATTCACCTTTTAACCCTAAATGATATGCCCAATAATCTGTATTAAATAATTGAAAAATATTACCTGTTCTTGAAATAATAAATGATGTTGCTACTCTTTCACCTTTATCTCTCCACCATTTAACATCGCCACCAACATCTTCATTACCACCACTAACTGTATGATGAAGCACAATCTGTAATTTTTGTTTTGTTTCTGTTTTAACATATTGATCTTCTGGAAAATATATGAATTTATATCTATTATCTCTTGCAATTGATAAATTATCTAAAACTTCACTATCAATATTATACTGTTCTGATTCTGCAGTATTTGCTTTAAATGAATCAAAATTATCATTTGGGTATGTATTTAAATCACTATTATTATTAGTAATAAAAATATCATCATATCCAAAACTATAATTTTTTGGTTTATATTTTTTATTAAATGATGCTTTTATTAAATTATTTGTATCACCTAAAACACCAAAAATTTTTAATACATAATTTAACCCTTCATTTAATTCCGGTTTAGTGTCATTTTTTTTACTTTTTTCAATTGCTCTTGAATATGTATTAGCAATATAATTAGTTCCACGATTATAACAAAATAAACTAGTACTTGCTAATTTAGCACAATTATTTGATAAATATCGCATATATCTAGCTTGTGCTTTTATCATTATTTCTGGATGGTTTATAATATTTTGATGTAAAATTCCTCTATTTGATCGAGCAATTTGTTTAGTATTTTCATTCCCTGATGTTGGTTGATATGATGTTGATGATTTACCAGCATTTAAATTAAGAAGAATATCAGTTTGTTCATTAATTGTCATTTCAGGTCTTACATCACTAAAATTTTCTATAATAATACTATATACCATTGACATAGTAAAACCATTAATACCTGATTTTGTTGTTTTTGTATCATACCACCAAATTTTATAACCAGATTCTACATATGCTTGTGCAGCTAATACATTAGGGTCTAACTCATATTTATTACTCCATTTTTCAAACCAAAATATTAATGCATCTTTAAGATTATTTATGGTTAATTCTTCACCATTAAATTTTGCATTAACAATCCATTTTTTATCAATAGGGTTACCACTACCATCATCACTAAATGGAAGTATGCCATTATTTCCAGTTAATAATGATTCACCATTTTTATTAATTATTTCACTAATAAAATTTTTTCCTTGTTCTGTTATTTTAGTATTTTGTCTTGCCATATATTAATAAATTTCAAGAGTGTACATTGAATTATATTTAGCTTGATTAGGATTATCAGCAGTTCCAACCCCTAATAAAACTTCATCTGCAGAAGCAGCATTTGCATTTGTATTTGTTGTACTACCACCTTCAAAACCTATTATTGATGCTGGATTTTTTACTCGTGGCATGGGATATTTTAATAATTTTGTTCCAGAAAATTTAGTTGTCATTTTGTTTGGTGTAATACTATGTTCTACTGTTAATATAACATAAGCACCATTAAATAGAGGTACATTTTCTAATTGAAAATATTGTGTTGGTTGAATCATTGCATTACCAAATCCAGTTACTGTTGCTCTATATGCTCTATTTTCATAGACATTATATAAATTTTGTCCTTTAGGTACAGGTGCTTGCAATTTATTATCACCAGCTAATCTTGATAATATTTCTATTGATTCATTAGTTTCTGGATATTCTTTACTATCAATCCCAAAATCAAAAAACATATTTTGATTTTGTTCACCATATCTAACCCTAAATGCACGTACTTCATTTAAAAATTCACCATTATTTGTTAGTTCGTCTACTTGGCGATCTCTATCGGGATCAGGTTCACATTCACTATTTAAAAAATCTCTTGTATTTGGATTTTCTAAATCAACAATACCATCATCTTGAAAAGGACTAAAAAGTTCAATATTAGTTGGATAACTTGCTGCTCCTCCAATATACATACACACAAAAACTGGATATTCTTTTTGTATACCGCTAGTGTTAATTTCAAATGATTTTTCCCATTCATTTTCAGTAAATTTTAAAAAATTTTGAAGTGGAAAAAATTCAAAACCATTTAATGATAATAATTGTGATAAAACACTAAAAACTGATGTATCTGGACTATCTTTTGCATCCATTAATGCTTTAGGATCAATAATAGTATCACCAATTGGATTCATTGCTCTATCAACAAAAGCAAATTGACTTATTAATCCTCTTGACCGTTCATTTTTGAATGGGTATCCATTTGTTGATTTATTTAAACCAGAAAGCCATTTATCATTTAAATTTTTAAATGAATAATATGTTTGAGTTAAAATATCATTATCACCAGTTGAATTTTTAAATTCTCTTGCTTCTTGCTCTAAATTTTCTAATCTATCATTAATTCTTATTGATAATTCATTAAAAAATTCACTAAAATAAATTCCATTATATCTTCTATTATCAAATCTTTGATTTTGTATGTTTAATGATGTATAATTAGTATTATTAACATTCTCAATATATCTAAATGTAATTTCATTAAATATTGCAAAACCAACTCTTTTAGCTAATTTATCTAATATATCTGAAAATTCCGCATCGTTGGTTAATAAATCTTCGTAATATTCTGCTTTACATTTACGTATTCTATCTCTTACATCTTGATCTGTAATTTCATACCATACTTCACTAAGAAATGATATATTATCTTCATCAAGACATTCTTCAATAACTAACCCATCTCTATTCTCATCACCATTTATTCTTCTATATAAACTATCAATGCTACTTGCTAAACTATTAAAATCATTATCAAACCATGTTAAATATCTTTGTCTTAATAAATCTTTATCTTCACTACTTAAATATTTATTAATATCATGTATATCAGCAAAAATTAAAACTCCCCCACTTTCAATATATTTTCCTGATCCATTAACAAAGAATTCATATATTTCATTATAAAATTCACTGTTTTTTTCAATATTTACTAATGCACCCATATATAGTTGCATAAAATATGGAAGTTCTACTATTGATGGTATTGTAAATAATTCAACATTTAAATTATATGGATAATAATTAAATGCACTTAAAGTATAACCAAAATTTGATAAATAAATTAATGCTGTTAATTCTGGATTCTTTACATTTCCATCTTCATATTTAATAATATCATCATATATAGTATAATCATTAACTGATAATACATTAATCCAAGTATCTAAAATACTTGTATTATTTTTTTGTTTACTTGATATTTTATATGTATATTTTAAACCAACATCTGCAAAATATTTATTTCCATTTATTGATAATAGTTCAACTAATTCATCATATTTAAAACTATAACTTCCATCTCTTTCATCAAACGGGTTAAACTTTCTCCATAAATAACT